CAGGTAAGTATTGTTCAGCTCCTGGCTCTGTATCTATAGTGCTCACATACGACTCTACATTTTCCATCATCTCATTAAATTTTTCTCTTGTTGGATATTCAGCTAACGTGTCATTCATCATTCTTACCCCTAAAGTAACTTCTTGATGCCTTGCGTTTACTCTAGTTCTAGCTTCTAATGCAATACCGCCAGCTAGTTCTTTTTGTTTTGTTGCCTGCATGTAAGTCTCCCACATAGTAGAAGCCATAGTAGTAGGAGGTAAAAAGTTAGTATCTCCTGCAGTTTTTTCTATAAAATCTTTTTTCTTATTTATATAAGTACCTGGGTCAGTACCTTGTACAAAGCCAGGGTTGTTTAAATATTCTGCAGGATCTAATTCTTGAGATATCTGTTTAGTATTATCTGCATTAAGCTTCATGAACTCTGCAGTCTTTTTAAGCATCCAGGTGTTGTCAGCGCCTGTAACTTTTTCTACACTTTCTGGCGATTTAGTTTTTCCTATATATATTGGCATTATTCTATTTTTTTCACTCCGCCGCCTGGCAATTCGTATTTAACATAGGCTCCTGCTACCTGAGAGGCTCCGCTTAGTAAGCTAGTTCCTACCGCATATTTGCCCGCTTGTCTAGCAGCTTTTCCCGAAGCTATATGTCCTTGTGATTGAGCTTTATAGCTATCAGATTGTATTTCGCCACCGTATAAGATAGCTAGCTTATCCATTTCAGCTTCAGTAACATTATCCATTTGTACATCTAAAGCAGACCCTGAAGAGGTTATACCTGACCCAGAAACGCTGGCTCTATTAGAAGCTAGCATTCTTCTTACATCTCTATCATGGTTGTCAGCATCATACTGAGCTTGGTCTTTAGCTATTTGAGCATTATTAGAAGCTATATCTGCTTGATACCTAGCTGCATTTTGCTGAGCTTTAGCTGCGCTATTTGCAGCTGAAACCTGTACAGTTGTGGTTACTGCTGCCGTAGCAGCCATTATAATCATAGCAGTTGCGCACATATTTAATCCTCTCTTAATTGTAATAATAGTATATATATCATCTGTCTGACACCACCAATGCATACATTATAATTAACACAGTACAAGGTTGAGCTTGATCGTGCTGTATAACTAAGTTAAATTGACGATCAGGAGTATGAGAAATTAATACTCTTTTATCTCCTGTAAACAAAGTAACTGATCCCATAGCTTGACTTCCTTCTCTAAATGGTATATCTTCTAGTGCAGTATTCTCAGCTGCTATTTTAAGATTAAAGGTATCTACTACTCTAACCGTAGCTCTTTCTATCCTTCTTACTTTACCTTGAGAAGGACCTTCGTCTGTAACTATTTCAGGGTCTAAGGTAATTAGTTTAGCTTTATAAGCTAAACCAACGTGTATCTTAGTTCCTGAGCTTGCTAAGCTTATTGCGCCAGAAGCAACAGTTCTATTTGCATGGGTAGCTCCGTTGACTAACACTTGCACTGTTTCCCCTTCTAGATGTCCTAGCCCCGAAACAGAATTTGCTGCAGTACCTGAATAAGTTAAACCGGAATCTACAAAGAAAGCATCTGATACCGTGTTGCCTTTGTTTGTGTCAAAGACCTCTTCTAAAAACTCTACGTAGTGCTTAGTGGCTCCGTTTATAGTTCTTTCAACAATCATATATAATTGATCTTCTGTTTCATCAGCTGTTGGTATAACCGCTATGCTTTTAACTAATGCAGTACCTTGACTAGTTACTGCTAATTTTATAATATCACTTGTAGTTATAGTTAATGGATCAGAACCTGCTCTTGCAGTTTCTTTAACAGTTACTACATTAGTACTAACTGTTGCTGTAAAGGTAGAGTCAGCGTCTATTAATGTTTTTAAGTTTGTAGCTGTTTGATTATTACTAGACGTAGTATGAAACTTTCCAGAAGTAGCAGAAGTAGCAGAATTAAAAGTTGTAATTGTGCCATCTGACTTAGTTAGCACTAGTTTAGAATTAGCTGTAATATTAGCATAATCTGTTACTGTTATAGTGCAATTACCTGAAGTACCTCCTAGTATATGCCTGTGCCATGCTACTACATCTTGTTCTCTTTCGTAAGTCATACATCTTAGACTGCCATCTTGTAGTAATGTCCATATAAGGTTATCAGGAGATCTAGCGTATGATATGTTTTTAATTGTAGAACCTGATGTAATATGTTCTGCTATTAGCAATAAATCAGGTGATGTATATCCGTCTATTTCATATTTATATGCAAGCTCTCGTATTCTTCTTAAATTTCTGTCAGTATATACTGTAGCTTTACTAGCTCCTATTGGTTGCATACTAGCTACTCCGTCTGCCGATTCTCTATTTACTGTTACGTTAGAAGGAGTTAAAGCTAAGTTATCCCCTCCAGAAGACATTAAAAACGGTCCATCAGAAGTGCCTAGTTGTAGCTGTTTGCCACTATACATCCATCGTATTGCATTTACTCTGTCTGTAGCTAGTGTAAATACTAAAGCATTATCGTCGGCTACTACTCCGTCAGTAGCTGATGATGCAAAATTCTCAAAGTCTCCTGACTTACTGCCCCAAACTGTATTAGGTTGCGTAGTACTTCCAGCAAAAAATAATCTGTCTTGATAAAATGTTACACATGTAGGCCAGCCTGAAGTATTAGACCATGCCCCGAGTCTCCAATCTGTTGTACTGCCTGTACCGCCAAAATTATTCCTTATAGTAGCTACAGCTACTGTAGCATTTGTTACAGCTGTTATTTTAGCATAACCCCAAGTACTGCTGTGCTTAAGTCTTACAAGTCTGCCTACATCTGTAGAAACCCATAAGTCTGCGCTAGCTGTTAAAGTTTTACCTGTACCACTAGCTGCTTGCGGTGTTATAGTAACATCCGACACATTCATATCAAGGTACGGCCCGTCTAAGTGATCTAATTCTGTAATTGTCCAAGCGTTGTGAGCAGTTCTTGTCAGTTTTCTAGGAGAAAAACTAGGGTGTGTGATATATAGTATATCTGCTGATTGAGTAAATGATAATCCATCTAAATACTCTTGCCCGTAAGGACTTGATAATTCATAAGGTGTGCTGCCTGATGAATATATTTGTCCTTCATTTCTAAAAAATCTTATGTAATCATCACCAAATTCTAGGATGTAAGCTTGAGTCGTACTAAATACAAAGGGTATAAGTCTCTTAGTTGACGTGCTATTTTTACATTCTGCTACATGTCGAGTTCCAGATCTTTTAGTTACTCCGCCCTGAGGAAAACATATAAAGTTTTGAAGTAATTTACAGCTAGCTCCATACTTTTGAAGATCTATTCTTCCTTGCAGTTTAGGACTAATTTCACCACCTGCAAAGTTAGTCTGTATAGGCGTAGCTTTTGCCATATTAATTCCTTGGAGGTGTTTCTATATTAGCTCTTGTTAATCCTGATCTAGAATCTAGCCAGTAATCAGCATCTAATACATCTTGACAATTTTCTTGTGCATCAACATATCTAGCTTCTTTAAGCTTTAGTTCAAACATTGCATACATTTTTTCCATAGCCGCTGTGCTTTGTAATAAAGGTTGAGCTAAGTCTGCCGCTAATCTTGTAGCTAGGGCGTCTACTAACAATGTGTCATACTTAGTAACATCTGTTATTAAAGCTAGGTATTGTATATTTAATGAAGTACCATCATACAGTATAAAATCATTTTCTATTTGGTAATTTTCTTTTGGGTTTTCTAATCTAATTAATCTTAAAAAGTCAGCAGGTAATTGAAATTTAGCGCTGTACCCGTAAGCAGGCGCCGCTGAATCTTTTGATAAAGCTACTCTTTTTGTTAAACAGTTCCAAGGGTGTGACCTGAATACCGCTGCTCTAGTATCATCCCATAACACAGAAGCGGTTGATGCTGCTTTGTCTGGGTCAGTTAAGGCCGTTATTGTATTAACACCTAATAAAGCTAAAGCTCTATTTACAATGTTAATCTCTGCTGATGCTGTTGCCATATCTTTTCTCCGAGCGAGGGGAGGTTTCCCTCCCCTCTATTTATTTCTAATCTACAACGTAGACTACATAACCAACAAAGTCGTCGCCACTTGCTATCGCAGTATCTTGAGATGTTGCACGAAGTACAACGCCCTCTTGACTGTCAAACGAGTGTGTTCCACCTGTTGCTTTTTCCGCAGCTATCGCACCTTCTAATGTGAAATATCCGGCAGTATCAACGGATAAACCGTCTATAAGGCCATCAGGGTCTGCTGCTACAGCAGTTCCATCAGCATTAGTATGTGCGTCAAATCCAAGATCTAAAGTAGCAGAACTTGTAGTCCAGTTACAATATACCCTTGAAAGTGATGACATAAGACGTACTTTTCCAGCTGGTAGCTTACATAAAGCTACACTAGAAGTTGCGTCACCAGCACCGTCTTGATCATGAGTAAAGAAAGCTATTCTTAATCTACCATGCATCTCATGCGGTTGTGCTTGAGTTGTAATAGGATTAGCAACACTATTACCATACTCAGTACTATTTTGAGTTGTTACAGCCATTGTTTATCTCCTTACGCTTCAGCGCATTTAATTTCTACTACTTTTTCTTCTTCCATACGAACCGTACCGAATGAAGCTGAGCAATAGACTTGGGTTGAATTACGTTTATCACGTCTTGGGCCAATATCTACGTTAATATCCATACCCATTGCAAGCAACAAGCCAGATTTACTGTAGCATATGACTCTTCTATAAGAACTTGCATCAGTTGCTACTAATTCAGTTCTTACAAATTCAAATCCCATGAAAGTGTTAACATCGCCTTGAACTAAAGCCTTAACAGAGTTGAAATCAGCACTTGTTACTTCAGTTGATGTTAGCAAGTCATGAATTTGTCTTGCTGTACAAATGATGTAACGAGGATCTGATGGATCCGTTTCTTTAGAATCAAGCATTTCTTTTGCTTTTCTTAGTTTACCGATAGTAAGACCAGAGCTAGAAGCCGAACCGCTTTCAACATAGTTGTGAGCAATTTGCTGTGTAGCTGGATGTGTTACTGTTCCGGCTCCAGTTTTACCTGTATAAACGGTGTCGAAAGCACCGGCGATTATAATCTCATCCATTTTTCTACCTAGAGCAAAACCTGCGTTTTGTGCATATGGTGAAGTTGGATCGATTAACAATCTTATTCTATCAGGTCTATCAATTAATTCCGCCCAATCAAAGTCACGTAAAGAACAACGTCTTCTATCGTGAGGTACTGTGATTAGTGGAGTGTCTTGATGACGACCTGTCACTTCTTGCGCAGAAGTAGAACCGATTCTATCATAGAATTCGAATTCAGCATTCTGAGATTCGACTCTTACGAATGGACGTAAGCGTGAACCTTTTTGTTGCAAGAGGTGCTCTACATTAGCTCTGTACTGTTGTACAAAAGCAGTCGTAATTTGAGTTGACATAAAAATGTCCTCCTTTTAACAATATTAAATATATCGCATAGGCTACCCTCACGGACCTCCACTACCCTTAAGCCTGGGCACAAAGCTGCGGACTGTTAAGCTACCCGCTTATATTGGATTATAACTTACTAAATAATGTAATGTACAATCATTCTATCTGATCAGGGTAAGCATATTCAAACAAGCTTCTGTACTTCTTGACTGCTTCATCGTGACCATCAGCACTTTTACTACTATATTGGTTCATAAAGTTAGGATCTCGCTGTAATCTGCCAATCTCTGCTTTAGCACTATCTGGTGTCATTTCAAAAGATTGCGGTTTACCGGGTTCGGCTCCTCCTTCTGACATCATCTTACCGACCTTAGCAAACATCTTAACAAACATAGGATTGTTGCCTTGTCCTGATGTGTCTAACCATTTTAGAAAATCATCTCCACCAAGTTCTCTAGCAGCTCTTTGAGATAAGTCTACTTCTTGGTCAAAGGCTTTACCTAAGTCTTTTTGAAGTTCTTTAAACCATTCTTGCTTTTGTCCTTCTGATTGAGCAGCTTGTTCTGAGTATTGAGTACCCATATAGCNCATATAACCTTTGTATAGGTCATTAGCTTGCTTATTAGTTAGACCTGATTCATGCATCATGGTTTTCATTTGTTTTTCCATGTCTTCGTTGTAACCCATACCTTCAGGAAGTTCTGGTTTTTCAAACTCATATTCCTTAGGTCGACCTAAACGGTCATAGAAAGTGGCCATTTCTTCTGGCGTTGCATCTGCTTTAGGTAAGGCTACTTTATCTGTACCTACCATTTTTTGACTGTGTACGAAGCTCTTTGCTAAGGCTCCTACATCTGCTATGTCTGCGAGACTCGGATCAGTCCTTACGTCATCTGGTAACGAATTTTTCCAATCAACCGAGCTCCCCGCATCTGTAGCTACTTCTGCCGTAGCTTCTACGGACCCTGTTTCTTCAACCATCTTGTTCTCCTTGCTGCACTTGGCGCAATAATTCTCTAGGATCGCGTTCGATAAATCTTAGAATTGATATAACGATACTTCGCTTTCCTTCTTTGAAAGCAGTATCATGGGAATCACCTGGTGTATGCGTAGGTATATCTATATACCCTACTTTAACCAAATGCTCTAACACGCGTTCTCCATCTGGAGAATCGAACACCGCGCGATAAGAATCGTGTATTTCGTTAAGCTTCTTCCTCGCCATCTATTAGTCCTGCCGCACTGGCATCTTTAGCTGCTCCTGCTAGTTGCTGAGCTTGCTCAGCTTGTTGCATTTGCTCTTGTTGTTCTTGTCTTTGTTGTCTTAGTTGCGCAACTTGTTCTTCACCCATTAGAGTTTCCATTGGAGCGTCTAAGGTACCGTGAGCCCATTTAAAAGCTCCGTCAGCATCAAGGTTATCAAATATTTCTGGCTTTATCTGAGCCAAAGGTATCATTTGTTCCAAGAATCTACTAAAGTTAAATATCTGTTGAGATTTCTGAGCTCTTGCTACAGGAGATACATATACTACTTTTAAAGTTTCACCTTCTATTTCTTTAGGCGGTTCTTCTATTGAGTTACGTCTTGTCATTATAGCAAACACTCGATCTATTAAAGGACCTAAGAATTCTGTTTGTAACCTGCCAACCATAGGACCTAGTAACCTCATTTTTTCTTCTTGACGCTGTAATACTTCAGTGGCAGTCATTTGAGGACCATCTTGTTTCATTTGTAGCCAATCTACATGAAACGTCTTAAGTATATGCTCACGTCTAGTTTCAATAAAGTCTAGCCCAATATCTGGTCTAACATTAGATGTTAGAGGCTCTATTTTATCTGTAGTACCTGATCTATAGTAATTTAATCCGCCTGGTATAGTTCTAAGAGGCATCATAAAACCGTCATCAGGGACTAGGAGTGGTGGATCCGTAGCTTTTTGAGCTGCCCTAATAACGGTCTTAGTCATTTCGTTTACCATTCTGATATCTGGTAAACAGGTCATAGCAGGAGATCGACCATATATCTCACCTGCTGTTTTAGACCAACGAGGAACCATGTAAGGAAATTCGTTGAATCCTGATTCATCTAGCATAATTTTTTCTTCTTCTAATACGTAACAACTACTAAATGGCATATCTGTTGCCATTTTTGCACCAGGGCCGTATGAGTCTCTTGGCTCAACAGCGTGTATACATGTAAATTCTTGGTGTGGTTGCTTGTATGAGGTATCTATAAATTTTTGTGGTAATTTGTCTGCATACATCTGCACTAGTTGTCTTGCAGTATGTTTATATTTTCTATATAATGTATCTACAGTACCTTCTGAATTTTCTGCTATAAAGCACTCAGCTAAGTGGAATGTTCTAAAGTTAATAGACTTACCTGGTCTATCTTCTACATACATAACAGCTGTTCCGTAAGATCCAAGGTCTAAGTACAGCTCATGTACAGCTGTAGTAAAGTTAGCCTCAGGTGTGTGGAATACATCATCAAATAATGTTTCAGTAGTGCCTTGTAACCAGTTGCGAACTGACTGAGAAAGTATATCGTTTTCCTGTGGTATATTTAAAGAAAACCAATTCTCAGCCGAGCTCGTCAAGAATCCGTGTAATCCAGAAGCTAGTTGTTCGTTAGCTAATGGGGCAGTTGAATCAAATACTTTATCATAGCGTGTACGATCTCCTTTAGACCTTGCTATTGAAAAATCACCACGTCTAGGGTTTACAAAGTCTGTGCAATCTTGCCAGAGTTGCTCCCATGGACCTCGCATAGATTCTAGTTGACCCATACGTTTAATAATGTTATCTACTTTATCCATTATCCCTTCTTAGCCGTAGTCTTTGATCTTGCGAAGTCAGCATTTGAAGGAGCACCTTTGCTACCTTTCTTTCTCATCTTTTCACCAGAGCCTGCTTTAATTCTTTTTTTCTTAGCATGTATATTTGCGTATAGTCCTTTTTTAGCCATGTGTCTCTCCTAAGTTTCTGAGAATGAACCCATAAGTTTCTTTTTCTGTATATTTTCCATACCTACTAAACCTTGAGCTCCGCCTTGTGTCATAATGGTAGACGATCTACCTTTACGCTTACGGTCTAATGCTGCATAGTCTCGTACGTCTGGAGCCACATCTGCTGCTTTAGGAGTAGGTGGAGGTGGTGGTGGAGGTGGTGGAGTATATCCGCCGCCGCCGCCGCACATTAAAGCACCTTCCTAAAAGTATGCCCTGTTGGCTCATAGCCTAAATGACTATATAATTTCTTAGTTCTTTCCATATCTATTCCTGTGCTAGTAGCCGGGCGCACTTCTTTTGCTTTTTTTCTTTTTGCCCATGATTCAAACTCCTTAAACATTTTTAAACAAGCTAAGGCTCCTCTTTTGTCTTGATCTACATAAAATAGTAAATCAGAAGCCATAGTGTCCTTAGAAAAATAGTACTCTGTTATTACGCCCACGAACATACCTAATACTACTTTATTTTCATCTTCGGCCACAGAGGCAAAAAATACATCAGGTCTATCCATAATAGTTATACCTAAATCTCTTAGTTTCTCTTTAGAATATGATAGATGATTGAAGGTAGATTCTTTGTGCATCTTAGCTCCAAGCTTGATTAAAGGCTCAATGTCTACCTTTTGAAAATTTCTGACATTTATCCTAATATCTGATACTCCTGGTCTGCTAGTCTTGGAAGTTTTTCCATCTTAGCGTTTTGACGATCTCGTATAGCTAGTGCCATATATCTAAAAGCATCTGCTGGATGTGATGACCAGTCGTGTACGGGTCTGTCTTTAAATGTATTGTTCTTCTCATCAAAGTCTTTGCGGTACTGTCTTAATGCTTCAATTAAGTGTTTACACTTATTCTCGTCGAAATAACACCTAGGTAGTATAGTCCTTACAGCTTCTATACCGTCTTCTATTCTTAAGTTAGGTATTACACGGAACTTGATTCCTAAGTCTCTGGCCGATTCTAATCTACTTCGGCCCGTTGACATCTCTCTTACTTTAATATCGTGGGGTGCTATATGTTCTCCATAAGCATATTCTTTATCTCTCATTACTTGTATGTAGTGAGCTAGACCTTCACCTTGGTTTTCATAGTAGTCTATAATTCTTATTTCTGCATTTACAGTCTGGTAAAATATAATAACAGTAGAATCTCCCATGCCAAGGTCCCATGCAGTATTGACATCAAGCAAAGGATCGTAGGGAACATTTACTATGCGTCGGTCTGCAAGGGCCTTAGCCATAGGATTACCATAATATGATCCTACTAGAGGAGCGTCAAATGAGCAATAAAACTCCTGCTGGATCATTTCTTCTGGCATACCTGAATCTCTTTCATCTTGTATAGCTTGAGCTGTTACAGCTCTTGTATCTTCAATAGATAGAACTTGACTAAACCATTTTTCATTTTTTCTAGCCATGTTCATTAAATCGTACCCGTGGTTTCTACCCCTTGCTGTATATATAAATACCGCCCAGCCACCATTTTCTGCTAGGATAGGTCTTATATAGTCCCAGGCTCTGGGATCTTGGACTGAGTACTCTGAAAAGATTACTCCTACGGGATTGGCTCCGATAAGTCTGTCAACGTTATCTGTACCGACTACTTGGTAGATCGAACCGTTTTTCAAGGTAAGTCTCATGTCAGTGTTATTCTTAGCGGCTATAACTTCTTCTGGAAAATGATCTACAAACTTACGACCGTCCCTGGTCATGCCGTCCCAGGCAATCTTCCGTCCTTGGTTATATGTAGGAAATAGGTGCCAGTACAATCCTGGTCTTTTGAGCGCTGATACTGCACACCAGTTAATACTAGCTAAGTCTTTGCCAGCACGTCTGTGCCATACCGCCACGGCTCTAAGACCACCTTCTTCTAGAAAATTCCAAAGAGGTAGTTGATAGTTACGAGGCTTCCAGTCTTTAGGTACCCTGATTTTCATCTAATTCATTAAAGTTGACTACTTCAATAGTCATTTCTCCTGAGTGTACTGTATTCATATCTACTGCTTTACGTTTAGGAGCTACATACTGTGCTAGTTCTTTATAGCATTGTAACTTAAGTTCAGGTGTGGAGTTAGGGTCGGCAGCTATCATAGCCATGCCTTCTATAGGATCTACTCCTAGATCATCTAAACGATCTTGGATCTCCTGCGACCTTTTATTTTTACTGCCTGCTGGTCTACCAGTTCCAGGTCTTTTACCGCCATGTGCCATAAGTCTATTTATACACTATGTAGATTTAAAAGTACAATTATTTTACGAACTATATCCGATATGTAAAAAGTACCCCGCTCCAAATTCGCGGTTGGTGTATAGACGTATTTATATACGCATATATGCCCCCCGGGGCGTCTAGGCGAATACTTATACACGCGAACGGCAGAGTGTGATCCCTCTGTCGCGGGCGAACTAACCGGATCACAACTTGAACGGAGGAATAGTATGTCTAAAACTACATATTATACTTTCACGAGTGTTGACGAGCTCAATAAGCAGTTCGGTACTACACCAGTTAAGAGAAGAGTATGGCGTCTGCCTGCTCAGCTCGTAGCTGCGTGGAAAGCTGGTCTGCCTACTGGTAAGCCTGTCACTATGGAAGACATTACAAAATGGTCTGACACTGTGATAGGTGCTGTTAAAGATGACAATGGTGTTACTTTGCAGCACAGTGAGTGGTCAGACAAGTATGTTCAATCACCAGCTAAGATAATTAACTACTATCTTACTAGTGGTCGTGATGCTTGCATGACTGATGCACACGTGAAGATCGAGAACAAGTAAGCTCGATCGCTGTAATTCCTGTCTCACATGTGTGAGCGCAGGTGCTCAGAGCCGGAGGAAAATAGCGGCTCAGCGGTGTTGATAATTAACGAACCAGGAGACTGTTATGTATAGGATAAAAGACCAACGCAAGTGGGTTATATATCTAGACGGTGTCTTACTCAAGCATGTAAATGCGAAGATCAGTCAAGCTAGGCTTCAAGCCATGCTTCAAGATTGGAAAATTTATGTGGTGTATGACGACATCGAATCTGTAATGCATGTGCATCATTACGAGTAATTAACTAACGCACATACGGAGGTAGACGCGTATGGAATAAGATAACTACAATTTGAAATGACCCATGAGACCACTTCGGTGTGATAGCTATAGGCTAGCTGGGATGGGCGCGCGAGAAGCCAGCCGATCCGGTACGGTGGGTACGGTGGGTACGGTACGTGTACGGGGGCGGGAGGAGTAAATTTAGAGCCAAGAGCTCGCCGGGAAGGGTCAGATATGATCAGATCTCGGACCTGGCGCGGAATCCCTTAATCAAGGGCCAGGAGGAGTAAATAACTGCTTAAAAATCAAGGACATGACCTCCTTGCGCGCCGTCCAGAACCCTCAGACCCTGGCGCGTGTCCCCCTTAAAAGTTGATATTAAATCAATTCCAACTAGTTAATATTATATGCGATAAAGAAGTATACAATATGAACCCCGCAATATATAATAATATATAAGATCGAGTTAATAATTAACTAGATCTAAAACTAGAAAGGAGATTGGAAATTATGAAAAATATGAGCAAAGCTCCTATAGGGGCATTTGCTCCTGTAGGCACTAAGGTGATAGATACTAAACCTAGATCGGCTAGCAAGGTAGTTAAAAATAAGTTATTTAAGTTTGTAGATATTACGAAGTTAGATAACTGGGATGATAAGTTGCCCAAACAGGCGAAGACTATATTATCCAACTTACCTAAGTTTGGTGTTAAGTATGATGTTGAATATAACTGGGAGACTATTAGTGAAGCGGTACGTAAAATGGCTGTGGATGGTGTCTTAGTGGGTAGAAAGGGAAATCCCATCGCCCAACCAGCTTCTGCAATATTAAACTTTTATAGAAACTATTACAAAGGCCAGAAGGAGACAAAAGTTACTTTGATTCAAGTCAATAAGTAACTTGTTTGGGAGCCAGGAATTATCTTGGCTCCCTTTTTAACTAGAAAGGAGGATAACAATGCAGATGTTTTTAAAAGATCACCAGCTTATTAAACTTACCAAGAAATATAGATCTGGTACGTATGCAAAAGATATTAGTTCCGTAGACAATTTTATGGAGAACTACGGAATGGATATGATAGATAAGATGGTAGTAACTAACAACAATGGTACAGAAATAGACGGGGATTGTGCAACTCAAATTGAGGAGTTAAATGATTTGTACTCTGATGTTAGGCATTCAATAATAGAATAACATCTAGCTGGTGTTTGGGGCAGGAAGAGTAGACTATGACTGGGACGTAGGAGCCCACGAGCTACAATAACTCTTCTTGTCCCTTTTTTTTATCAAAATGAAGTAAGCAAGATCAGGTACGTCTGTATTATATATAGGGGTTTTTGAAGATATTTATAAAGAAAATATGTGAGGCTGCCAATAAATACAATAACCCAATAATAATGTTCAAAATCAACTATATAGGTAAGATCAAAACATATTGACTACTAATTATCTGCCAATAATAATAGGTGTATATTAATTTAATTACATATAATATAATAATAGTATAGATCGAATAGTATCGATCTTATAACTAGAAAGGAGATATATATGAAAATCAAAATCTATAATGGTTTGAAGAAAACCCTTACACATTATGATTGCATGTGCTTCAACACCACACCACAAGATTGTTGTGATGTTGTTTTTCAAAGACAACTTGTTAATAAACCATCAGAAGGTATAAAAATAAGACAAGTCGTTTGGAGATCTGTGAAAGAATGACTACAAATTATAAATTAAAAGTGGATGTGGCCTACGATTGGCCCTTCCACGACTTTTGCCAGTTCTGCCAGGACCACGACTGTACCTTCAAGGTTATTGAAGCTCAGGGTCCAGGTGGCGGTAACCCTTATGTGGAATTCACGTTCCCAGAGATGCCGTCTAAGGCAGTCATGGAATTTTTTATGATAACTAAGGAGGATGTAAACAATGACTAGATTATACAAAGATGATTCAATACCAGAATGTGAGATACTCGGATTTGACTGGGACGGAATGTTTATAACAGACCCGACTACGTCAGAGTGTGGGAGATTCAAAGTTGATCCAATCAAAGTGTATGGACTAAGACAGAAACAAGTAAGGAGAATACTACAACATAATAAAGACCTATACGAGATACATTTTGGAGAATTTAAATCTAACATAGGTTACAAGAAATGAGTAAAAAAACACACACAATATATGCAGGTGTCGGGGATAACTCCGGCAATTGCTATATTATAGAAAAGGATGCAGCCACTATTGGTTGCATCTTTGCCTGCGCCATGAACAAAGACGGGACATGTGCGCATGACTGGTACGAGCTTGGCTGGAATTTCTATGCAGAGATAATAGCTGATCAAGAAAAAATGAAACCAATGGGTAGACTAACAGACAATAAACTAGAGGAGTATTTATGACAATTGAAACTAAAAACCAGGCAGAAGCCTACATAGCAGAAATGCTAGACAAAGTAGACTTTTTAAGTAAATTAGTTACAGGTAATCAGCACATAAATGGTGAGGATAACACGATTCAGACAAGGACACACATGGATCTTGTACAGAAAAGGCTTGAAAAGGAAAGAGATAACATAGGTTCGATCTCAGGCATGGAAGTCTTGATCGATGAACTTATAGAGATAGAGAGGAAAAAGCATGACGACCAAGCCGCTAAGTAAGCAAGAAGCTAGGGCACTTATCCAAGTATTGCGAGAAGTGTTCATGACGGCTAACGAGAAAGACTACTTTAGACACAGGGTGCATATGGAAATGCCCCTGAACGAGTATCTTCCTGATGATTTTGGTTCTGCTCAAGATTTAGCGGGCTATATAGTCAAAATTATTAAGGATAACGACGCTGATCCGTTAGCTACTATGATAAAACTAGTGAAAATACACGACGATGAAGAATCTATAGGCATGTCGGTGCCTGAGCTAGAGAGATGCGTTAAACAATTTATGGGAGAAAAAAATGAAGAAACAAAACATTAGAGGCGTAGGACGCCCTAAGGTACATCCAGAGGGCTACAATGCCCTCAAGGACCGTGTTGTAGTGACAATGCCTAAAGATGTACACAAGGTGCTCAAAAGAGCAGCCGAACAGGAGCAAAGAACTATTGTAGGACAGCTCCGGTACATGCTGATCAGGCAGCAATATACTACAAAGAATTGGTCGGAACGAAAAGATGATCCGAACCCAACAAAATTAGCTTCTATATTCACAACCGATGATTAAAGAAGTTAAAAAACGGAATACTATGGTTTATAATGAATTATAGTATAAATGAAAATAACAGAAAGGAGACATTATGTCACATGAAATAGACACAATGGCGTACGCAGGGGAAACCCCTTGGCATGGCTTAGGTGAAAAGGTTGATAATAACCTTACGCCTATGCAAATGCTTAAGAAAGCAGGCCTTGATTGGACTGTAGAGCGTAAGCCAGTATACCATAAAGAGAAAGATAAATACGTTATGACAAAGGACTGGAATGTTCTAGTCAGATCGGATAACCAAAAGGTCCTCGGCCCTTGCGGTAAAAAATATCTACCCATACAAAATCAGCAAGTTTTCACGTTCTTTGATAAGTTCGTAAAAGCAGGCGATATGACAATGGGTACGGCAGGTTCGTTAGACGAAGGACGCCAAGTATGGGGTCTTGCTAATATTAAGCAAGGTTTTAAACTTCCAGGCGGCGATGATGTCGAAGGACACTTACTTATTTCACATCCACACCAGTGGGGTAAAGCATTAACTGTAATGTTCACACCTATACGTGTTGTGTGTAATAACACACTAACTATGGCGCTAGCTGAAAAAGGAAACCGCTTCACTATGCCACATATACAAGAATTTGGCTCTGATATGCAGCTTAAAGCTCAAGAAGCTCTAGGTTTAGCCAAAGGCAAATTCACAGAGTTCAAGGAAATGGCCTCTTTTTTAGCTAAAAAGCGCTATAAAGAGCAAGATCTGAACAATTTTATAACTCGACAGTTTCACCCCACCCTGTTGCTTGGCAATAAAGTCGACAGAGATCAGTGGAACCGGACTTCTCAGTATGTATTTGATTTAGTACATAAACAGCCAGGCGCAAATATGTCTGAGGGATCCTGGTGGTCAGCACTTAATGCGGTAACGTATTACTATGACCACAAAGCGGGTAGAGAACGTGATACGTCTCTTAGATCAGCCTGGTTTGGTTCCAGAGCTGCTAAGAAACGCCAAGCTTTAACACTTGCAGTAGAGTATGCAAAAGCCGCGTAAGTATTACATATTCCTCAAGCCGTATGGCGGTAATCTGGGCCTTCCAAGGCAGGCCCAGTTACTACTGAGCATAATACAGGTAGAAAAAACTATTAGCTACAGCAATCTTGTTAAGCATATGGCTTTTTCTACTGTATTTAAGAAGAGTAAACAGCCCATGGAGCGTTTAATAACGTACTATGCTGGAACTCTTATGTCTAGAGGATATGTAGAAATATTAATTACAACTAGAGGAGTTAAAAATGACTGAAGTAAGCAAAGAAGACTTTCATGAGTATTGTGCCATACAGAGATCAGGTAAAATAAACATGATAAGTTCTGAAGTACAGGACATGGTAGGAATTGACAAAAAAACACATTTCTATATAATGAAAAACTATGATGAACTGGAGAAAAAATATGGCCAACCCGACTCGTAAGATCGATAAAACGCATCTTTCTATAGACAATGCAGAGGAACGCGGTTTCTTACATAGAGACTACATTGCTCATTGTCTTAGATGGACGCATGTTGTTAAATATCTTGCCCAACAGCAACGATACAAGACAGCAAGGATATTAGATATTGGCTGTGGTAAGGAAATACCTATGGCCAAGCTTATGCATTCAAGCAGAATGGAACCAACTGTATACTATGCAGTAGATGTTAATAATCTTGTGCTTCCAAAACAGTTTGCAAATGCTAAATGGAAACCTAGACTAGCAGGTAAGACAGACGTTTGTGATCTTAAGCCTGATGACTTTGAATCTGTACCTAACATTATATCATGTTTTGAGGTACTGGAGCATGTTGCTCCTGAACATTCGAGGCGTATGCTTGAAAAAATCTATGAACTATTAGAACCTGAAGGTGTTGCTTTTATAAGTACACCGTGCTGGGATCCTCAGGTAGGAGCTGCTAACAATCATATCAATGAAATGACATATGAAGCACTAGGAGCTATGATCGAGGATGTAGGTTTAGCTATTGAAGGCAAATGGGGTACGTTTGCCAGCATAAAAGACTACAAAGATGAACTTACTATGGCTCAAAAGGAGGTTTTTGATGATCTACGTACTTATTACGATACTAACTATCTCGCTACCATTATGGCACCGCTAGTTCCTCACAGATCTAGAAATGTTATATGGCAGCTAATAAAACCTGCTAATAATACAGCATATAGTAGACACTTTGGAAACTTAAGAGATGTCGAAGGTCAATGGTCTTCGTCAGACGATTGGAGGCAACTACAACCATGATAAAAGAGATCGATGCTTTCTTAACAAAGTTTGGTCTTGGTTACGATGGAGGGCCTCGCAGCCTTCCATCTAATACAAGAAGAGAAAGAATTAGACATATGATAGAAGAAATTAGAGAATATGACAAAGCTACGACCGTAGAAGATGAGCTAGATGCTCTAGTAGACATTGTATACTTAGCAGTAGGTACTGCATGCATGCAAGGTCTTGACTTTAACGAGGCTTTTAAACGTGTACACCACGCAAATATGCGTAAAGTAAGACCAGAAGGCAATAATTGGGACGGAGATCTTAAATCTGGCATTGTAAAGCCAGAAGGATGGAAACCGCCTAACTTACTGGACTTATGTGAATGATAATAATACTTGAAGGACCAGATGGTGTAGGTAAGACAACATTAGCCGAAGAATTGTGTGGACAACTCGATGCTACTTACCTACACTTAGGGTATAGATGGAAAGACAACATGTTTGACTATCATACAGCTGCTATAAGATTTGCAGCAAGGCAGAATAAGCCAGTGGTTATAGACCGCTGGTGGCCTTCTGAAGCTATTTATGCAGACGTATATAGAAAAGGGTCTAAATGGCCTTTACAAGGCCGTATGGCTGATCGTATAGCCCGTAAATTTGGTGCAGTATACGTTTATTGCATGCCAGATGCGCAGCATGCCAAAAGATTTGAAGAATTAAAGAAAAACAGGCACGAAATGTATGATGATATGAGTAAAGTATCAGAGATGTTTAATAAACTGTGGTATGGAGATAAAAACCATGAAAATACAGATACTCATGTTGATTTTTTAATCAGGTCCGGTGGGGTTAAAGATAGAGATGATCATATTATGTACAAGATATCTGAACATGGGCATTATTTAGACTTATTTGCAGAAAGAGTGATAGATCTAGCTAAACTAAGACGCGAGCAGCAATACCCGCCAGCTTTAGAGCTAGATGAATGGAATATATTAGGCCACTTAGACCAGGCTAAATACTTAATAGTAGGAGAGCAAACTTTAAACTCTAAGTATAAATGGCCTTTTTACGAGCATGCTAACTTTCCACTATATTTCTCTTGTGCTTTACACCGTGCAAATATACCTGAAGAACATATCATGTTTTGTGATGCTTATGACCATGAAGGCCTAGGATCTAAAGAACTAGGAAGATTAAACCAGCACATAAAGAAATTATCTAAGAAGATGAAGATTATTACCCTTGGGGGGCATGCAGCCGATGCCGTAGCTAATCTTGGGATCATGACCCATAAAGAGTTACCGCATCCGTTGTATGTTAAAGACTTTGAAAAAATTAACTTAACGGAGGAACTAAAAGATGTCATTGTATGTAAACGATGTGTGGATCCAGACATTGGAGCAAATTATTGAGAATGGTAGGGAAGTCAGTCCTAGAGGCATAAAAACTAAAGAGTTTTGTAAAACTACTGTAGTTCATATGAATTACCCAGTTCTAACTATAAAGAAAAGAAAGCTAGGGTACAAATTTCTAGCAGCTGAAGCCTACTGGATTTTAACAGGAGATAATAAAGTTGACACTATTGCTCCTTATTCAAAGGCTATAAGCGAATATTCAGACGACGGTATGACGTTCTTTGGAGCTTACGGGCCTAAGTTTGTAGATCAAATAGGCTACGTGATTAGAACCTTAGAAAATGATCCAAATTCAAGGCAAGCTGTGATAAATATATGGAGAGAAAAGCCAATGCCTACTAAAGACGTACCTTGCACTCTTAATGTACAGTTTACTATGAGAGACGGCAAGCTAGAATGCCATGCTAATATGAGAAGTTCAGATCTATGGCTAGGATGGCCTTATGATGTATTTAATTTTTCTATGATGGCTCAGTATGTAGCATGTGGCCTTGGAAAAGGTAAATTTAATGTAGATCTAGGAGTATTGTATTTACACTCAGGGTGCATGCATTTATACGAAAAAGATCTTAATAAAGCTAAAGCTTGTATAAAAGATCCTACTAGATATATAGAACCTATGGTATACAGCACCACACAAAAAGCGCTGATACTTGAATTAGATGAAAGG